AAAGAATGGAAGGAGAGGATCCAACTAATCCAAACTACGTGCAGTATCAGTGGAATTCAGCAGGAATGACATTCGAAAACTGGCAAGTAGCTCACTTTAGAATCTTGGGCAACGACAAATATTCCCCTTATGGAACTTCCGTACTGGATCCGGGTAGAAGAATCTGGAGACAGCTTGTATTGATGGAAGATGCAATGATGGCTTACAGAATTGTAAGATCTTCCGAGAGAAGAGTATTTTATATTGATGTTGGAAATATTGCACCAAATGATGTAGAACAGTTTGTTCAAAAAACAATTACATCCATGAAAAGAAATCAAGTAGTTGATGCAAATACTGGACGAGTTGATTTGCGATACAATCCTCTTTCAGTGGAAGAGGACTATTTCGTCCCTATTCGTGGAGGCGAATCCTCAAAGATTGAGACATTGGCCGGTGGACAGTTTACGGGAGACATTGATGATGTCAAGTACTTGAGAGATAAAATGTTTTCCGCCCTTAAGATCCCTGCTCCTTACTTGTCAAGTGGAGACGAGGCCACCGAGGATAAGACTTCTTTGGCACAAAAAGATGTTCGATTTGCAAGAACGATTCAAAGACTGCAAAGAGCTGTTATTTCAGAATTGGAAAAAATCGGCATTGTTCATCTCTACACATTAGGCTTTAAGGGAGACGATCTTGTTAGCTTCCGCTTGAGACTTAATAATCCTTCTAAGATCGCCGAACTTCAAGAGTTGGAGCACTGGAAGACGAAGTTTGACATCGCTGGTGGAGCAACAGAGAACTTTTTCTCCAGAAGGTGGATCGCACAAAACATTTTCAACCTTTCAGAAGAAGAGTTTGTTAGAAATCAACGTGAGATGTACTCCGACCGAAAGTACGAGGCAGAGTTAAATGCGGCTGCAGAGGCAGCTGGTGAAGCTGCAGCGGGTGCCTTTGGCGGAGATGCGGAAGGAGGATTGGATATTGATGCTCCTGATGAAGAAGGCGGCATTGACCTACCCGCACCAGATGAGGTTGAAGCAGAGATAGATATCGATGAGCCGGAAGAAGAGCCAGATGCAGAAGAGCCTCTCTTGGCAGCACCAGCAAAAAGAGACGATAGAAACAGAAGAACGACCAAAAATTCTCAAACTGCAAGAGCAAAAGGTAAAAAGTATGTTTCTAAAGATCTTAGAGGCGGCGACGCAAGAAAATCCGCAGGATCAAGAAAGAATGCACTCGCTGCTGTTGTGCCTCCAGCTACCCAAACAGGGATCCCGGCAGGAATGAAAGATTTAAAGACATTTTCTAGAGGAAGTATTTATGAGCTAAAGCAGACTACTTATAATAAAGAAGAACAGATTTTGTTCGAAGCAAATGCTGAAGTTAAAAAATTAATAACAGACTTAGAAAAAGCGGAGATTCATACAAATGAAAATGAAACACAACAAAAAGCGTAACACGGCTTTTCTATATGAAGTAATCATTAGAGAACTTACGAAAGCAATGGTAGAGGGAGACAGACAGAAAAAATCCTCAATCATCAAGATTGTAAAAGAGAATTTCAAAGGAAATACTCTCTTGGCTAAAGACTTAGATCTGTACAAAGCAGTCTTAGAGACTAAAGAAGTCGATAACTACACTGCGGAAAAGATAATTTTTCAAGCCAGAACACAGAAGATGGCGATTAATCATCGACAATTGTTTGCCGAACAGACTGAATTAGTGGATACAATTAACAAACACATCAATCCAGATGCATTTAACACATTTGTTCCCAATTATAAGTCACTTGCTACTGTTTTTCAAATTTTTCATCCAAAAACAAAGACGAAAAATAGAGTTTTGCTAGAAAAGCAAATGATTGAGGCTATGACTTGTGAAGCTAAGTCTGAAAAAGACTTGATGAAGCCAATTGATAATCTCACATATAAAACATTTGTTAAGAAATTCAATGAAAAGTACTCTAGCTCTCTTTTGGAGGAACAGAAGAGTTTACTGAATAGATATGTTACTTCTTTTTCGGACAATGGCCTAGAATTAAAGGCATTTTTGAGCGAAGAGATACCACGATTGTTTCAAAAGGTGAATGAGTCACTAAACTGTGATGAAATTAGAACAGACAAGGAAATGACTTCTAAGACACAGCAAGTTTTGGAAATCCTAAAGACAACTGCGGATAGAAAAGTGGACAACGATATGGTCCACGATATTTTGAGAATACAGAATCTAGTGAAGGAGTTGGGATAATGGCTATAGCACTTAAAATAGTCGAGGGTGATGTCGAAAAGACTATTACTTTAGAGCTTCAAGCACGCAAGACTCTAGATGGCAACATCATGATTTTTGACCACGAAGAGATGGATATTGTTGTGTTTCCTAAAGCCAGTAAAATTGCAACATTTGCAAAAAATGATTTCTCAGAAATGGTATACAATGCCCAGAATCGATTATTTGAGTTCTTGAAAAGAAAAGGTGTAGTTGATTTTGAATCAATCAGGGGGGGAAGTGTTTATGGGTCTATAGAAGGCACGATACCTAAGCCATTGGACGAGGAGATTAACTCCATAGACTATGCCATTTATGGTATCTATAAATTTTTAAAAGAAGAGAGGCCCTACTATAACTACATTGACGATTATGAGGAAATGTTGGACAATTACTTTACAGAGCCAACTCAAGAAGATTCTACAGAGCTTGGAGAAGTTCCTCAAGCTTCTGAAAAAGGTTCAATCAAACCCGGCTACACTTACAATGCTTACTGGATGAGTTATATGCTCGAAAACAAAGAGAGGGAGTAGTGTCTCTTCTTTACTTCATACTTGCCTCATACGGAATGACACAGCTCCTTTGCTACGGAAGAATTTTTAATAGAATCAGGCCAAGAGGTTACTTTTGGTCATGTCCTATGTGTGTGGGCTTCTGGGTGGGTGTATTTTTATGTGGCATTAATCCATGGACAGAACTATTTATATTTGAGCTTACGGTTGTAAACTTTTTTATTTGCGGCTGTGTAAGTTCTGGAACATCATATGTATTAAATATGATTTTTGCTGATTCGGGTATAAAGCTCGATGTAAAGGAAGGTAGACATGTTTAGAAGATGGATGCTAAGAGGCGTAAGACGCTGTAAAAGCGGTTGTTGACTACTTTAAGAGGATTAAAAAATGTCAAAAGTTTTATTAAGAGAATATTATGCTCTGTGTGAAGGCGGTGTATGCCAAGACTTACTCACTGAAGCGGAAAAAAGAGATATAAAAGACAACGGTGCTATGTACTTAACTGGTCTTATGCAACAGGCCGATACTCAAAATGGTAATGGTCGTGTATATCCAGAAAAAGTATTGATGAGAGAAGTAGAAACTTACAAAAAGTTGGTAAAAGAGAATAGAGCCTTGGGAGAACTAGATCATCCAGACGATTCTGTTATTAATCTAAAGAATGCTTCTCATATGGTTACCAATATTTGGGCAGATGGGCCAAGAGTCATGGGGACCGTCAAAGTTTTGGGAACTCCTTCGGGCCAGATCTTGAGATCTTTGGTAGAAAGCGGTTGTCAGTT